CTCGCCGCCGTCTTCCCCAACATTATTTAACATTGTGTGCGCACACAGCACCGTTTATTAACATAATATAACACGTAATGGCACGTTATGTTTATTTAAGAAACATTAACGCACCATCACGCCCCGATAGTTTTACGATTTACAAACCCGAATTTACAGATGTGAATTATTCAGATATGTAAACGCCTTGTTGCAACCGTTTTACAATACTATAATATACGCCACTCTCTACGTTTTCAATTATCATGTCAATATCTGTGAACTCATTATAGCCGCTAAATTCACCCACCTTTTTGCGCTCGAAAGTGCTGTTAATATGAGCTATATGCGTTGTATGCGTGGTTTTCATTATATAAGGTTGAAAACCCCCTATATATACGTTAGCATTATCGCCTAATCGTGAGTTTGCAACGGTAGAGTATAGTATGTCAGATTTCATCGAACCGCTGTTCTCTTGCAATAATGAGCCGTCCACATATACCATTGCTTTACACTCGCCTGTTGTTACGGACACTTTATAAGTCAACTTAACATTGTGTCCTAACACTTCATTACCCAAAGATACAAATCCTATAAAGGGTAAATACATCCGTAATTGCGTGTTGGCATATTCAACGGCGTTTGTGGCTTGCTCCAAAGTAATAGTGCCGCAATCAATATCAAACAACACATCACCCTTTAATATAGGTACGTTCCTATTAAAAGTAGTATTACCAAATTGAAAGGCGTTATTATCAGCTGTGTTAAGTGGTGTGTGAAGTTTGAAAAGTCCACATACGTAGTTGCCTAAATCCTCTTGCGAAAACCCTCCACTTTCTGTTACATAATTTATAAACCTGTTACGTGAGAAATAAAATAAGTCCTCATCTGTGGGGCAATACACATTATAGTTACCTGTGCCTGTAATCGTTTCTGCCGTTGCCGTGGCTGTTATCGTAACGTCAGCCGTAGGGGTTATTGTCGCCGTTGCCGTTTTCTTGTCATCCGACACTGTGAACGTGCCGCCGGTGATTGTGGGCGTGTCATCGAACACATAGCCGCTTTCTGCCGTCAGCGTTACCGTAAGGCTTTCGCCCACCGTTGCCGTGGAGGGTGCGTCGGACGTGCAATGCGTGAGCGTCTGCGTTATGCTTACCGTTGTTGCCGTGTCCTCTACCGCCGTGGCTTTTACGGTTATGTCAGACTCGCTTTGCACGGTTACGGTCGCTTTCTTTTTATCGCTTGAAATTGTAAACTTCTGTTCAGTCTCATAACCAAAATACGTGTATGTTGCGGTGGGTGTGTCGCCTGTGAAAGAGTATCCGTCATCCGCTGTAAGTGTCAATTCCGTTGATACGGAATTTTCTGCAATGGTGGGTGAAACCGTGCAATGTGTCAATGTGCCTAAGACGTTCACCGTTGCAGCTTCCTCTGTTGCCGTGGCTGTTATCGTAACGTCAGCCGTAGGGGTTATTGTCGCCGTTGCGGTTTTCTTGTCATCCGACACCGTGAACGTGCCGCCTGTGATTGTGGGCGTGTCATCGAACACATAGCCGCTTTCTGCCGTCAGCGTTACCGTAAGGCTTTCGCCTGCCGTTGCCGTGGAGGGTGCGTCGGACGTGCAATGAGTGAGCGTCTGCGTTATGCTTACCGTGGTGGTTTCAGCGGTAGCAGCTCCGCTGACAGTTCCATGACATTTGTAAAAACCGCTGCTGGAAAGTTTTGCGGTTACAGTGCCGTCTTCATTGTCTGATAGTTTAATGGTTGTTGTGCCGCCAGACCCTCCTGTGTTGGATACTTTGAGGTTATCACTTTTTATTGAATATCCTGCGTTAGGTGTGATTATATATGTACCCGCATAATTGTTGCCTGTTGAAAGGGCTGCTGTTGCGTTATCCAAATCGAATTGGATATATGAATATTCATTTGAGTTTGTGTATATAGTTTCACTGAAAGTAGCCATGTCAATTACCTTTTAATGTTATCATAACGGTTGTACCCTTTTTGTCGAAGGTATAATCAAACGGCGTAACCTCGATTTCGGGTGATATGTCGTAACTCCCCTGTAATGAGTTATCCATATTGTTAAATTCACTGCTTTGTGTAGCCGTGGCTGTCGCCGACAAAATCAAATCTTTGTATGTCATAAGGGGGTCAAGTGTCATATACAAACGTGTAACACCTGTCTGCTCTATTCGTGAACTGTCAATAAAATAGTATTTGGCAAGTTCCGTTATATAGGCGTAATTGAAAGTGCCGTCAATGTCTTGCAGCTGGACTTCGCATCGGTCGGTGCTTATTCGGTCGTAGTGCAAGCCTTGCACTTCTACCGCTTCGCCCAAACTCTTTTGTATCGTGTTCGGGTGTCCTGTGTAATTGTATAACTGTAAAGTGGTCATATATTGTGTAATTAAAAAGGCGGCTGCGACTTTGTGAGCCGTGCCGCCTTGATTAAACACTTTTTCGTTGGTTATGCTGCAAAGAATACAACAAAGTTTTCGTTGGTGTCGTTGAAATAACCGGCGTCAAACTTGTAGTAGTTGTTAAAGAACTCCGCTTTTGCGTTGTAGTTGCTTGTAACACGGCGGTCTAGGTTGGTTACTCCGAGTGCGTCACGGTCGAACATAACGCCAAGTATGCCTGTAAGGTTTACGGTGTTGCCTGCCGAAGTCTTGACGTTGATTGCCGAAACATCGGCAAACTTGTACCCAGTGCCGCTGCCTTGCCAATTAGGTACTGTCTCGTGGTTTGGCAGTGCAACGTACTCATTGTGATACGTGCCACTCATAAGGTAACTGTCAGCCGCCCTCGCAAAGTCGGTAAGCAGAACAATGTGCAAACTGTCTTTCGGTGTGAAACGGTCTTTGCCGCCCACGTTGAAGAGTGAAGAAATGCTGCCAAGTCGGTCGGTGTACATACCCATTACGTAAACCGCAAACTTGATAAACGCTTCCTCTGTCATCGCCTCCGCCGCCGTGAGCGTCTGCCCGAACTGCTGGTTGTACAGATAGAGCAAGTTTACGCAACGTGCCGTGCTGCCGCCTGTGTAGTCGGGGGTGTCGCCGCCAAAGGTGGCTTTGTCAGCGTTCACGGTCTCGCCAATCATGTTGTTGATTGTGCGCATAATGAGGGCGTCCGTCTTGATTGTCATAGACTTATCAACTGCGTTGTAAATCATAGACAAAAAGCCGTTCATCTGCGCCGCATTGCTGAAACTCTCTTTCACCTGCCTTTCAGTGATTGAGATAGGCACTTCAAATGTTACTTTGGAGTTGTAGAACTTTGCTGAAACAGACGGCTTGTAGAAAATATCCTGCTTGTACTCTGCCTTGTCCGTCAAGTTCCACGTGTCGTTCTCTTGTGCTTCGGGTATGTCCGCCGAAACTTTTTCAAGAACGCTGCCGAACTCCCAAGCGTCCATGAGTACGGACGGCACTTTGCCGCTGTACGGACGGTTTACGAAAATCACCTTGCCAATGTGATTGACAAGCGACTTTACGTAATTGTCCACTGCGTTGGCGTTGAGTATCTGCGTACCCATGTCAACAACGCCAGTAAGGTCTTCCTGCACAATGTCAGAAGTACCCAAAACTTCTTTGCTTACATCGTTTAGTAAGCTATAAATCTGCTTTACTTCCATATTATAACATTTAGTTGGTTAATGTTCATTACATTACGGCGTTACCGCCGAAAGCTCCCAAAATTGCGGTTATGATATAGCTCACAATTTGAAGAATTGTTTTAACTGTCTTATTCATATATACTTAGTGCTATGTAGTTAATCACATCTTGTATAAACATATCTGTGAAACGGCGGCGGCGCAAGTCAAGTTCTTTCAGTATGCGTTCCGAAATATCCTCACCGTTGCTGCCGGTGCGTTCCTTTGTCGTGGTGCGTGTCGTGGTCGCCGTGTTGTCGGTGTCGTTGTCCGTCTTTTCCACTCCCACAAAATCAGTGGCATTGTACGGCTTTTCGCTGTTTACGGTAGTGTCGCTATCGGTCGCCTTTGTCTCTGTCGTGCCGCTCTCTGTTTCCTTGTAGCTGTAAGGGCTTGCGACTGAATATTCAGCAGTGAGAGCCGCAAAAGATTTTTTCCATGCGTCGGCGCAAGCGGCGAAAACCATACCCAAAGGGTCTGCAATCCGGTCTTTGTTTGTCTCAAACCACTTTGACGCTAAGCGGTCGCCGTAATTGTACAACACATAGTTATCGTAATGTGCCGCCGTGTCGGTAAACCATGAGGCGTAAAGTTCGGCGTTCCACTCGTTGAAAGTGGAGAAAATGCCTTTGTCCTCTGTCAGTATCTCGTTAAGTCTCATTCATTTTCCTCCGTCTTTTCTTCGTCATTATCCGTCTCTGTCTCGTCCGTGTCCGTCTCTGTCTCGTCCGTGTCCGTCTCTGTCTCGTCCGTGTCCGTTTCCGTTTCGTCCGTGTCGGTTTCTGTTTCGTCCGTGTGGTTTTTCGTCTCGTGGGTTGAAAGCCATGCAGACGAAAGTTCCACGGATATTTCAGTGCCGAACATAGCGTTTACGAGTTCCAAAGCCTTGCGCCGCTCTGTAAGCATATCATCCACAAAAGGCAAAAGCAAGTCAATGTTCGTGTTTACCTCTGTGGTGATAAGCCGTTCACGCTTTGCGTTCCAATTGGCGTTCAACCCCAATTCATTGAGCAACCCTGCCTTGTAGTACTGCACAAGTTCCACCAATTGCGTAATGTAGGAACTGTTTGCTGTCGGGCTGGTCTGCATCTTCACGCCGTCAAAGAAAGCGTTTTCACCAATCACCGAAAATTCGCCGTCCAATATCTTTTTGACGAATATGTCGGCACTCGCCTTTGTCTTGTCATCGCTTGCGCTTATCAACATCGTAATACGAGTGAGAATTGCAGCCATGTTTAACGAAATCTCACTGTCGGTAAGCAACACGGCGTATTTTCCAATGATAGGCAACAACCCTTGCATTTCGGTGTCGTTCTTCATCAAAACACCGTCTTTGTTCACTGTGAACTCTCGCTCCAAATGCAGATAAGGGTTTGCCACAATGTATTGGGTCGGTCGGTAATACATATCCAACTCGCCGCCCAAAGCACCTGTAAGGGCGTAAAGGTCGCCGCCGTCCTTTACCCAAAACACATTGCCGTTCACCTGCAACTGCCTTTCCAACACGTCTTGCGGAACGCTGTCGGGCAACCCATCATAATTGAACATACTTTGGCATACGTTCAAATAGTGATGGATATAGTAGTTTACGCTTGTGTCCTTGCCTTTCACAAGCGTTTGAAAACGGCTGTATGTTATATCCTTGTTCTTCATTTCGTTATAGTCCTTATAAGTGTCGTGAGTTCCGTAAGTACCTGTGTGTTTTCGTTCAGAGTGTCTTTAAGGCTGCTTATCTCGTGTTCGTGCTTGTCGTTCTGCTTCACCATGTAGTAGAACAAAGCCGCACACATCGCTATCGGAAACCCGACGCTCGTTATGAAGTCTGTTATGCCCTGCAAATCCATTTTATCTGTTTGTGCAAAGATATTCATTTTTGTTGAATTGAACAAAAAATGTGTCCGTTTTTTTCAAACCACGGTGCGTTTTGCGCTTTCAAGTATGTAATTCCTCACAAGCTCGCCTATCTCGTTGTTTTGATAGAACACTTTGTTTTGCGCAAAGAACCTTGCAACCTTTCTTTCCAACGGCGTGTTCGCCGCAATCAACTTGACCTTGTGAAGTGGGTTGCCGTCCGCTTCCAACGAATAAATGAGTGCGTCCTTTTCCCTTATAGGTGTGGTCTTTGCGTGAATGAACGTGAACAAGTCATCATCCACGTTGATAACCTCGGCTTGCACCGTTACGCCTTGAAAGACAATGTAATAGCAAAACAAAATGTCTTTTGGTGTGTACTTTCTCGGTAAATGCGGATATATGCCTAACTCCCATTTGCCGCCCGTTATCATCTGCAAGTTTTCATTATCGAAACAAAAATACTTGTTGCTCGCCTTTGTCGCCGCCGTGCTTGCGGCGTATTCCACGGCAACCACCGCCCCGCCCTCGCCGAACTTGTAAACGTCTATCGTGCCTTGTGGCTGCGCCTTGACGTGCTTCAATCCCATTTCCGTGAAGTAAGGGCAATATTGGTTTACGGTGTTTCCAAGCATGAACACCTTAACATCAGCCCTTTGCCTTATTATGGTGCTTAACAAGTTCATGTAAATAACGAACTCATCCGTAAGGTAATACTTGCGTGTCAAGAACTCATCGAACACCACCGTAGTAATGTTCGGATAACTCGTGCTTTTGTCGTGTTCCTGCTCGGATAGGCAGAAAGCGTAACAAAAAGGCTCTGTCTGGGGGTAACGCTTCTTTGCGCCGCTGTCGTACCGTGATAGGTAGTATTTTCCACCTATGTAGAATACTTCGTTGTATTCGCCCTTTGTCAGTTTTTCCACAAGCCCATTTTGCACGTGTCCTGTGAAAAGGGTGTCTGACCGCTTGCCCCTCAAATCCTCTTTCCACCTGCGGACATACGCCATTTGCTTGCCAGTCTTGACGAAGTTGCGCAAGCCGTATTCAAGTGCGGCGTAAGTCTTGCCATTGGAGCGCTCGCCGAATATTATGTTATAATCTGCGTTGCGTTTCAAAATCTCATTCAATGAATAATACTTTGTAGCCATAATTATCTCTTTATCTGTTTAATTCCCATAAGGTATTGTATGAATTGGCAACTCAAATTCATTGTGTAATCGGTTGCTTCCAAATGTACGCCGCTGCGCTCGGCAAACGGTGCTTTTACGCCCTTGTAATCGGTCAATTCACCTTGTATCTCATAATCTATATACGTATGGATGTTCTTGCCTGTGCCTTGCGGCGGTATGTTTAGGTTTTCCGTGAAAGCGTCCATTATGCCTCTTTCGCCGTAAGTCGCCCACAAATAAAGTATCGCCTTTTTCTTGTTCACGCCCCTTACGGTCCAAGAAAATTCACCGTCTTTCCTTACCATGTAGCGTTTTGCGCCCAACGTCTTAAAGTCGGAATAAACGCCCTCGAAATCCCACACGCCCAAACGCTTTGCAACGCCATTAATAGTTTTTGGCTCTACCATTGAAAACGGCACGTGGTGAACGCAACAACATAGCTTCAACTTGCTTTCCACCAAATCATTATATTGTCGGATATATTCCAAATGCCGTTTGTAGTTGAGTACTTTCACGCTGTCGGTGTCGCTGTAAACATAATCGTCCTTGAACTCAAAAATGCCGCTCCATAGGTTGCGCCGTGCGTAGGCCGTAACGAACACGCCCCACGGATAGAACAAGAAACGGTTGCGCTGGTCGTTGTATTTCTGCAAAAGTTCTTCGGCTTCACCCCTTGAAACGGCTTTTGTTTTCCACTCTTCGCCGTCAAATGTAAACTCGTCTCGGAGTGGGTTTGTAACCGTCATTCCATAGCAGGCATTAACCATTTCCTTACTCGCAAGATATTCCACTTCTTTGCCCTCAACGCCCTTTAATATGGTCTTTTTCTCGTATAGGTTTAATATCGACTTTACGAACTCGGTAGGCAAAAAGCACTTGCGGTAACAATACATTATACCCACTGTGCAACTATCCCACGAATAGCATTTTTGCATAAGCTCATAATCAATGTTAGTCATCGTGGTTTCCACGTAAGTTGCCGCCGTGATACGCCCGTTATTCAATACAACGCCTTTTGTTTCTCGGCACTTTGACGCACTCAAATAGTTTTCGTAACCTATCTTTGTATATAGGTTTTCAAAGGCGACTTGAAAGACGCAACAGTATTTCTTCAAATACAGTTCAAATTCTTCGCGGCTTTGCACCTGCACACGTATTCCCCTACTCATTGGAAACTTCTCTGAAACCATTACATAAGGGTACGAACTTGTGAAGTCATAACTTGCCACATCGTGTAATGTGTCATTGACGTAATAGGCGTTTGCGTGAGTGAAACCGCCTTGAAACGCTTGCGTTAGCAACCTAAATTCTTCATAGCCGCTTATCGTACATTCCGAAATCAAGTCATTGTAACGGAAATTCATGCACCGCTTTCCGTCCTCGTTACGATAATAACAACATTCCTTGCGACAATACTTTCTAACATACCCTGTCTTTGTCAGTGGTATTGAGGTAATGCCCGCCTCGTTTTCGATTTTCTCTTGAATATATGCCATTACTACACGTATGTCGTTCACACAGTACGCAATTTCCTGTTCGGTTAAAGGCGTTCCGCTGTGTCGCAACAATGAGTAATCCAAATCCCCCACAAGTTTTTTTACATGGTATTTCTGCAACTGCTCACCCAACTTCGCCAACGAATAACCGCTCAATAGGTACGAACAACGGAACTCAATGTGCGTGTTTGTCCTTGCATATATCGGCTTGCGCTCATCAATGGAAAAGACTTTATCCCACTCGAATAAATGTGATAAGAATTGAAACTCGAAAGATAAATTGTGTACGTACACAACCAATATCCGTTTTTCGGACAATTCCAACGCTTGCGCCATTGCGCTGCACATAGTCAAGAACTCGCTCCACGTTCTGCCCATTATAACCACGCCATTAATGCCGAACTGCCAAACGTACATTACGCTGCACTTTTCCAGTTTGCACCCTGTCCGTCTCTCAATGTCCTTTGCGTCCTTACATCCGAAAGTTGCCCCTGTGGCATCACGATAAAAAGACGTTGTTTCAATGTCAAACGAACACGGCACGTTGTAGTAATATATACCCTTTGAATTGCCTTTAAGGTTGGAGCTGTTAACGGCGGCTCTCAACACACATTCAATGTCCGTAGGCTTGAAAATGTCCGAATTTTCAACAAATTGTACAGGTTTCTTTCTCATCAGATATTAAGCCCTTTTAACTTGCTCTGTACAGTGCGTTCCAACGCATCTATACTGTCCTCTAACTCGCCTATTACCTTTGCGCCCTCTTCGGCTGTCCTGTTAATCTCTCTTTCCACGGCATTAACTGCCTGTACACTATCACTCTCAAGCTGACTGCTGGCACTCTTTGCCGCTTTAATAATCTCACGTGCAACACCCTTGCTGTCGCCCCAAAATTGCTTTTCCACAAAATCTATTGCGTCAACACTCGTGATTTTGGAGGCTAAATGCCGTTTCATCGCCTCAAAGGTCTCATCTGCCAGACCGAATTTAGACTTTATTGCGTTTTCGTATTCGTGTGAACCTGCCGCCGTGCTTGTGGGTGCATTGAGGAACGCAACCGCCCTTGCGTATTCCTGCTTTAAGTCGCTCCAATCGCTTTGTTTAGTAGTGAACACCGTATAACCCTCGTTCACCTCGCCCAAAGCAAGCAACGCCGGTGAGAAATAACCCTTTGCTCGTATGTTCTGAATACGGCGGTTCGCCCTTTGGAACACTCGTTCAATTTCCTTGCGCATTTGTGCGCTGCCTGTAATTGAGTTTATAATTTCGTCTTTCAGACTAACCTTGTTTATCTTATTAGTAACTTTTAAAGAAAATACTGTCATAATGCCCTCTTGCTTAGTCAAAGAAAAGGCGGCTTTATTGACCGCCTTTTCTTCCAATTTGAACAACTGTTTTTGTTAGTCTGCAAAGTTGATTGAATAGCACTTCTTGCCGTGGCTCTCATACTCGTATATGGTGAAGAACCCCTTGCCGTCCTTGATATCCTGCACGGCTTCATCATCGATGAGTATGTCGGTGCATTGCGACACCATGTGGCTTGGTATGTTCACAAGAACATCCGCAAGCGCAATCAATGGACTTACACCATATTCCTTGCTGGTGTGTAGCCAAATAGCTTTGATTTGGTACTTGTTATCCTTGCCGTACTGTGCGTAAAGGTCGGATAACTTGACGTAGTTCATGCCTGTCGGGTCGAAGTCGAACCTGCCATGCTTGTTGAATCTTGTCAAACTCATTTTCTTAATACACTGTGTCCGTGTCGTGCGCAACTTCTAAAATATTAATGTTATTGGAATATATATGCAACCCACATTGAAATATACCACACCGCCATTATGGCAATGACAGTCATTATGTCAGTCAGCCTCTCTCTTGTGATAAGGTCTTTAATTCTGTACTTCTTCATGTTCACAAGCCTTTAATATTGTTTGGTATTCTTGCGCCGTCAAATTCGGGCAAGTCTTGTGTTTGTCGTAGTCGCAATGCCGTGTTATCTTGGTAATGCCAAAGCCGTAACCGAATTTAAGCATACGGCACGTGTCAATCACGCCTTGAATTTGCTTTGCGTTTATGTGCTTTCCAATGTAAGCCACCCCCACAGTGCCTCGGTTATGACCCAAACAGTGCGCTCCCACCAATTCAAGCGGTCGCATCTTGTGGCACTTGCCTTTGTTGTCAATCAAGTAATGGTAACCGCAATCACGCCACCCCCTCACCTCGATATGGTTACGCCTTATGCTTTCGGGCTTTGCGGTCGCCGCCGTGTCGGTGCAATGCAGTATTATTTCATTTATCGCTCTCATTGTATTTCTGCATTAAGCGGTCTAACATCGTAATCGTGGAGCGCATACGCTTCAATGATACCTTTTCGTCTTTCAGTTGCGGCAACCGCATTACCTCATTAAGTGAGCAAATCGCCTGAAATATGGTATATCCGTATTCATCGAAAATATCGGGGTTTACCGCCTTTAATATTGTCTCATTCATTGTCATTCCCATTTAAAGACTCTGCAAACGCAACTTGGCAAGCCATGACTATTGAAGACAGCATCTCTTTTTCTTTCAAGTTAAATAACCTTAATTCTTCATTGCCTGTGTATTTCTCGTGGTCAATCTTGCCAATCTCATACATCATGCGAGACATCACATCTACTAATTGTTCTTGCGTAAGTTTTACATTAAATAATTTTTCCATATTGCTTATTGTTTTTGTTTGACGGTGCAAATATAAACAGAACTTTTGGAACAAACAAGAAAAAAAACAGAAAACTTTTGACTTTAACTTTTCTTAATATTGAATAGTTCCATGTGAGGGGCGTTTACATATCTGAATAATTCACATCTGTAAATTCGGGTTTGTAAATCGTAAAACTATCGGGGCGTGATGGTGCGTTAATGTTTCTTAAATAAACATAACGTGCCATTACGTGTTATATTATGTTAATAAACGGTGCTGTGTGCGCACACAATGTTAAATAATGTTGGGGAAGACGGCGGCGAG